TTGTGATAGTATATGTGATGCTAAACTTTCGTGTACACCATAATCATTAAAAGCTGCTGCTAATACATAAGTGTTTTGATTTCTTTGACCTTCACTCATTGGAAATTTCTTTTCCCACCACCTTACTAATATTTCTACTATTTTATTTTCATCAGTAATAGGTATTGTTAAAGGGTCTACGTGTCTTTTAACTTCTTTATACTCTATCTCTAATATTTCATCCCACACTTTACTATCTGGATTACTATATAGTAAAGGGTCATAGCTTTCATAACATACTCTTGATAAATTTTTTGACGTAGTATCAAAATACTCAGAATTAAAATGTTTTTGTAATGATTGAAAATAATTAACGTGATTGTCTTTGTCTTTAGGTATCTTAACTAAAACCTTTAGTCCATTTCCAGAAGGAGAAATAAATACTGCAAATACGTAGGGGTTTTTACTGATAGCTGCTTTATCATCAAGCATTGTTTTTACTTTAGGATAGCCATCAAAGTCTAAACATATAAGTCCAGAATGTTCAGTTAAACTTGTATCTACTCTTTTATTAAATGTTCCAGAAAAACAAATAGCTGGTAACATTTTTTTTAATTCATTACGTTTACTTTTATCTTTTTCTTTTCTTATTCTTTTTACAAGTTCTTTAGATGCTCCTGTAGTTTTAATCCTGTCTAAACTGACTGATACATCTACGTGGTAAGGAGTTGTAGTTTCTTTTATGTTCTGGAAGATGGTTATTGGGTATGTCATATTATGTCGTTTGTATGTCGTTTTTGTGTCGATTTAATTTTTGTAAGTATTTGATTATCAGTTGTTATGTCGATTATGTCATATAATTACTCTTTTTAGTATAAAATAAGTTCATAAATATAATTATTATTTTCTATATAAAGTATAAAAATAGTTTTTTTGTCATAACGACATAAAAAAAACCATAAAAAAAGAGCCTATTAGACTCTCTCTTTATAGTCATTCTCTAGATTAAAAAGGTAAATCTTCATCTACTTTAACTTCTTGCTTTGCCTCCTCTTTAACATAAGGGTCGCTTAACTTAAGAGAAAAGAATTTACCTTTCTGACCTTCTTTTACCCAACCAGCAATCTGTTGCATTTTTCCGTCTTGCAACATAATTTGTCCAGAATAATCTGGCTGATTGTTTTCTGGAGTTTTATTAGAATTTCTAAATAAACTTCCGTTACCTGCTTTGTGTTCGTAATCTGACATATTATTTAATTTTAATTGTTTGTTCCAAATGATTAATTGTTGAGATAATGATATCATCCTTATCTTGCCTATTTATGCAGGTCATTGGAACACGTACCCACATAATAGTACCTTTTGGAGTCCTACTAGGAAATTTATTCCTTATAGACTGCATAAATTTTAGCACCTTTTGTTTCATTGATTAGTATTTTTGTTTGTTTTTGTTTTTCACTTTCATCTTCTTTATCACTGTAACCTCTTCCAGATTTATATTTTGGATTCTTGCTGTTTAATTTATTTTTTTTCATTTATAAAGTTTTTTTAATATAATAAGTATCTATGTTATTAGTAGGATTATCTCCAAAATATGTATTGTATACATCAATAGCCTCTTCCACAAAATTCTTACCAAGTTCTAAAAATTCTTGACCGCAATCAAACCATCCTAGCTGACCAGTTGTTTTTTCTATAACTAAAAATATAAGAGGTTTACCAAATAGTTGCTGATATATATATGCTTGTGAGCAATAGTAATATTTCCATTTAGCATTATATCCAAATGCATCTAAGTTACTTGTAGTTTTAATGTCTATAACATTAGTTGGTGTTACAACATCGGCTTTCCCTTTCCATAACACACCTCCTATTTCCTTTATCATTGGTGTTTCGTAGGTATTACCTCTCTGTAATATCTCCATACAGAAATCCATATTATTAACCAAAACATTTTTTAGTCCTACTACTTCTTCTGCCTCTTTTTTTAATAGCGCTACTTCTAAGTTGTGTTCTGTTATAAATTCTTTATAAATTTTCGTACTTCTAGATGCAGCATCACAAATAGGAAAGCTATCAGATTTTTCTGGCTCCAATACAAGTTGATGAAAGTATCTACCATAGACAAAGTTCTTGTTGTCTGGACGAGGAGTTCTAAATTGTTTAGGATTATTCAACAGAGTACTTATGTCGGAGTTAGATAAATAATTTTTACCTATCCCATTATAATATTCCTTATCATCTTTAAGTTTGCTTACAATTGCCTTTTCAAATTCATTCATTACTTCTTAGTTTTAAAAAGGTTAGAAACATTTTTCTCTACTTCATTAGTAATGATGTAATCATTATCGGCTAGCATTTTTAAAGCACCTTTTAAACTTTTGATTTTTTGTGCAGCAATATAATTTAGCATTTTTTCTATATCTACAACTTCTTTAGTACCCTTTTGGTCTAAGTCTACTTTAAGTTTAGTATATGGTTTCATTGTTATACCATCCTTTTCATATTGTTGTACTGGTTGTACTGGTACATCGTTTAGTTTCCAGTTAGCGCTCTCTTCATAAGAGGATACCGAAGAATCTAATCCAATCCCAAAGTTTCCTAATGCTCTACCCCAAGCAGATGTCTGACAGTTTTCTACATAATTACCTTTATTTATAAAAGATGATGCCGCCTCTTCAAAAGCTATTCCATCAGCTACAATAAAGCCATTGCTTTTGTCTATAATTTCTGCCTTTATTAGTATACTGTCTGCATTGTGATTCAATACGTTTGTTATTAATCCGTATTCGTGTTGATAGGTTTTTCTAAAGTGCTTAAGTCTTTCTTTAACTTCAACGTAAGCCTTTCCCTTAATATTAATTGTTTTTAATTTAGTCATTGGTTTGTTTGTTTGATTATTAAATTTATTTTCTTTGTTATCTTAGTGAAAGACTTCATTAATCTCTCCCTTGATTTTTTTAATGTTTGTATGTGCTTAGCATTCTTTCTGGAGTTTACCTCTTTCTTTATGCTTGTCTCTACCATACTTAATTTTCTACGATAGTTAGACAAACATAAGACAAATACTCCTAATCTCCAACCTTTTTTATAAAAAGTTTCGTATTCTTCTGGGGTTATTTCCTTGTAGAAATCTCCTCCTAGTGTTGTGTTGTGTATAATAATGCTCTGAGTTTCTGAATCTTTTTCAATTCGAATGCCGTAAAGTAATCTAGCCTCAAAATTTTTTCCGTCTAGAACCGCAGAAAATTCGTCCTGCTTAGCCTCTTCAAAAATTTTTTTTAAAGTGCGCTGCATTCTTGAATCTGATTTGTGATGGTAATGTAATCAGAGTCGTGGCTGATGTTTTCTTCCACAACATTTATTCCGTGAATAATAGAAGAATGATTTATGGTGTAACCATTATCGTTCATATAACCTTGAATTGTAACCAGTTTCATATTTCGCTGCTTACAAGTATGATATAACAAGTGCCTCGCATCTACACTCTTTCTTATTTTAGATTTAGAAAACAATTGCTCTTTAGTTATCTCACATATTTTACATATGTTTTCTACTAGTTTATTGAATACTTCTCTTTTCATTTTATTTTATTTTATTATTAAGTTTTTAGAAACAAAAGAGGAGCAAATCTACAAAACATTTAAAATTAAGGATTCTTAGTCCTATAAGTTATTGGTTATTATTAACCGCAGTTTTGCTCCCCCTTTATTACGAATGAATATGACTGAACATTCGTTTTGAAAACAACACACAAATATAAATAATGTTTATTTATTGTGCAAATTTTTTAGACGTTCAATTTCAAATTCTAGGTGTGCTTTTGCCTTTGTTAAACACTCTAATCCTCCATCTTTGTGCTTGAATTTTGAACGTAAGCAGTAGGTAACAGCGGTACCTACGTTGTACGAACAATCAAAGTCCTCTACTACATAACGTGCTTGATAGTATCCAGTTCTTGGTGTCCTGCCTATGTAATACGTTGGTACTCTGTTGTCTGTTTCTTGGGTTGTAGACCTATTTCTTGTAGTGTCCCAGTAATATTTGTTTTTTTCCCCCATTATTTTATGTCTTTGTAGTTAACAATAAAGTCCTCTACCTTTGTCTTGTACAACATTTTCTCAAGTGCTTTCAAGTCTAGTGATACCTCCAAAGTTCTATCGTAGTAATATGCATAGTTTTTCTCCTCCAGTATAAATAAAACATAACCTCCTACATACCTTATAACACTATGTGCATTAGGCAAAACTCTTAATCCCATATCTATATTAGATGCATCAAATGGTCTGTACTCCTCCATATAATGTTGCATTTTCATTACCTCTCCAGTTTTTCTAAAAGCAGTATAAGATATTTTTTTTCTGTTAGCCAGTTGTTGTAGTTTTTGTATTCTTTTTTTATTAGGAGTTTTTAAAGATTTTCTCCAGACAATTTCATCTAGTATTAATTTCATATCAGTTTATTTTTAGTGTAAATATAGTTTAATTTAGTCTCTCATCAAAATATCTGAGCCTTTAATGTACCAGTGTCCATCAATAAGTTTTTTATTGCAAGTAGTCCAGTTGACGGCAGATTTTGATTTTTCTTTTTTTAATTCAGACTCTATTTTTTTAAGTCTTCTTTTCAATATTAGTTTGTCTGCGATTAGTTTTGCGTACATATCTTTGAGTTAGTTTATATTCCGACATATCGGTTTTTTCCCAGCTATACATTTTTTCTTTATAACGTTTTTCTTTTTCTATTAAGTAAGCTATTTTAGGGTTGAGTTTTTCTTCTTTACCGCTATATCTGAAGTAGTTATTAAATTCGATTACATTTCTTTTATACTCTTCCTTGAGACATTTCTCGTGCAGGAGTTCTAGTGTTACGTGATGCATTCTAACCGAAGGGTATTGATTTTAGCTGCTCTTTAGTTGATTCTATAATATCAGAATACATATCGTATGCTTGGTTGAAGACCGCTTGACCTTCATCAGAATACTTGGTCTCATACACTTGACCTTTATCGTTTACCACATCTACAATAAAGTTAGTACCATCTAGTATAGCCTCAGTTTCCATTCTTGCTAACTTGGTTGCAAGTTCTACTTTGTTAATTTTTATATATTGCATAATAATTTAATTTAAGGATTAATAAAATATCCACATAGCCACGTAAAACACTAGTCCTAAGGTAATTAGAACAATTATGTCAAGGGTGAATTCAGTAGGATTTTTTTTGATTTCGTTAATAAAGTTTTTTAAGTTCATAATTATAAGTTTTATAATAGACAAAGGTACAACATTATTTAGACATCTCCAAATATTATTGTACCTTTTATCAGTTGGTCGTATACGACTATTTTTCTAACCTCTTGTCATCTGCTAGCATTTCATCCCAATCATCTTTCCTGCTTTGTCTGTATTCTCTCTCATCAATCTCCTCACATTCATCTCCACAATCAAGACAAGTATTTCCATCATCATCCTCTTCATACTCTGCTCCGCAGCAGCTACTTACTAGGTATCCAGATTCAGATTCTGGTGTTGCTAATTTCCAATTATCGTAGGTCATATCTTAAAAATCTTAAATCATAACCTCTGCGCTTTAATTCTTTTTTAAGTTCATTAGTAGAATAATTAGTAGTGCAGTCTAGTTCTCTTACTTCTATATCATAATCACTTCTAAACATTGCGCCATAGCAAGTTACCATATACTTGTTGGGCGCTACTTTGTCTAAGAGTTTTTCGATTTGTTCAACATCGTCTTCAGCTACCCAATCTTTGCCGAAGAGTTCTTCAGCTTGTTCTTGGAGTTTGTTTTCGTGGACAAAATCATTTGTCGACATATAGTTTGTTGTTTCTATTTCCATAATTATACTTTTTGTAGTTTAGTTAATCTATTTAATTTTACTTCATCACTTAGTTCTTCCCAATTACTTGGCTTTATGATACCTTGGGTTGCAAATATAATACGTTCTTTATATGCAATTTTTTCTTTAAGTGTTTGTTGTGTTGTGTCTCCCATAACAAGAAACATTTTCATTAGAGTTAAGTTATCCATATTATTTGTTTTTAAGTTTGTGTATCTGTTTCATCGTTTTCGAATCATCAGCGGTAGTACACACTACCGAACAGAAGGGGAAGAAAATGTCAATAAACTTCCCCACAAAGTAACGTTTAGTCAATTATTTCATTACTTCGCTTTCTGTGAAATGGTTGCAACAAATCTCACAATAATATTTTGAATCACTAATCTCGTGTACATCTGTTTTGACCTCTACCATACAAGTGCTGCAATATCTTTCTTCTTGGTCTGCCTCTACAGAAGAATAAAAATCAGTTATACGTTTAGTATAGCTTGGTTTATAGTATTCGTTACGAAAGAAATTATAAGGATAAGAGGAGCCTCTATAGTTCGTGCTTGGTCTCTCTTGCTTGTAACTTTGTATGCAGTTCATATGGTTTGAATATGGTCTTGTCTGTATAAAGTATACCCAACATTTAATCTGACCTTTCTTGCGCTTAATCATTATCTCTTTACGTTTGTAGTGATAAGGGTGTCCTTCAAGTGAATCAAGATTTTTAAGTACGTTGTCGCTTACCTTATATATATGTACATCGACATTGTAGCCGCTACCTTTTACATCGTGTAGATAAGGAAGACCGCTTACCTCTAAAGGGTATTTATCAAGAGTAGTTCCCTTACCTACGTATCGTGAGCCGCTTAACATACTATTGTTAGAGTAACCTTTTTTAAGAGTACCATACACCGCTACAATATTGTCTTGTAACACATTAGTCTTTGAATACCATACACCATCTTTTTGTGTCCAAAGATTTTTGTTATAGATTTGATATTGTCTATTGCGCTTGTTATAAGATACGAATCTAGAATCGTGCTGACCTAGAATTTCTCTTCATTGGTGTCGTGGTCTGTGTCCTAGTTCATTAGCTAGCTGCTTACTATCACATAAATCTTTTGAGCCATAGCCTAGCAAAGTTCCATTATGCATTAGTAGTTCATTAGAGTTATTACCGCATTCAAATGGATGGGTGTTCTCTCTGTTAATCTTACCTTTAGTAGCATATCTGAAATGAGCGATGTATGGTCTGTCTGTATCTAGTACCGACCACTCTTTTGATTTATGATAGTTAACCTCGTTAGTATCTAGCCATATTACACCTAGTCCGTGAGGGTTTATTAAGGATGATGTTCGCAAAACTGATTGCGATACTTTCTTGTCTTTCGACTTTACAATTATTATACACATAGTTTTTTTGTTTGTGAGGAGTAGATATTGTATCCGCTGACCTCTGATTATTACACAAAGATAAGACATTAATTAGACATAGCCAAATGATATACACATTATTTTAGATATACTATCGTACCCAAAAAGATACGACATCGTACCCAACCTTGATTTTTCAAAACATCAAACATCAAACATCAACATCAAACAATTACCCGCATTGGGTATTGATTACCCCAAATGGGCATTCCTGCTTACCTGTTATTTTTGTTACAGGTAGTCAACTTTTCTGACTAGTCAACTTTTCTGACTGGCTGTCTGCTGGTGTCTGCTGGCTGTCTGCTGTCGCTGTTAAATCTACCTAAGATTATGCAGCATAACTGCACAAAACTTTAATTTAGGGCAAAAAAAAAGAGCGCATAAGCGCTCCTTTTAATATTAGTTTGCTGATAAATCAACCAACCATTTCGCTGAATTTAACTTCACTTCTTTTCCACATTCTGTATGCTTTCTGAGTGAATAGTCTTTGTGCTATACCATTCGATTCGTTATTATAATAAGAGTATATGAAAGGTATTACATTCTCATCCATTAAATTTTTAGTTAACATCTTATCAAATGATTTAGCTAGTTTAAAAAGCATATCTACTTTTGCAGCATCATTGTTATACATTCGCATTACAATTGGTCGTATACGACTATTAAAAGCATTTTTAGATATTAACGTTTTACTAGCTTGCGCGATTTCGTGCATTAAAGCGTATCGGTTTTTTAATTGATTTACGCTAGTTACTCTGCTCCATAATCTAAACTCTACTACTCCATGAGATTTCAACTGAATTGCATTATACTTGTTATCT